ATTTAATTCAATTTTTGTAAATATTTGAACATCAAATAAATGCAAATCCCACTCAGTAGAATCTCCTGTATATGATGCATCTGATACAGCAAACGAATATATTCTTGCTTCTCCTATCTTATCTCCCTGTTTTTCATTATCTGCGGTAGTTCTTTTGTTGTATAGTTCTACTAATGCAGTTTCATCATTTATATTAGGAGCAGGAACACCAGATACATGATTTACCTTAAATACAGTGCCCATTTGATATGGCACTAATGAAGAATCTACAGTTTTTTTATCTCTTGGTTTTTCAACATCAAGTAATGTAGATGATTGGAGGGATACATCATAACCTCTAACATAAGCCTTTCCAGAGGAAACTCTCACACACATTAAATCATCTGAAGGTTGATTACCCAACTCTGTAATTTGTTGAACACCATAAACACCATCTCCAGTGGTTCCGTCATTTAAACATTCTAAAACATCAATATCAAATTTATCTAAAGAATAATTTCCAGATTCTTCAAAAGTTCTTCTTGCAAAATAATCACGAATTATATTATAATCAGTTTTATCGGCAATGTATTGAATCTCACCATCTCTTAATCTTATTAGTTCAACAAAATTTGTATCATCAGTATCAGTAATATCTTTTTTTGAAAGAGAAGTTTTTATTTTTAGTCTATCCGCACCAGGAGCTGCAAAATTGGAAAAACCTCTTGCATTATCATATAATCCATCATCATCTTTTGCTGTTATTAATTGTTCATCTATTGTCAAACCAACTCTATAAGTTGGAGTATTATTATATGGATTTAATACTATCTTTTCTGATGGAACTTCAACAAAAGTACCTCTTATAAAGTAAACACCAGATGAAATAGAAACTGAACATCCAATGTATGATGCATCATCATCAATCAATGATATAACGGTTTCACCTGAGTTAATAACAGTATTTCCGTATGAAAATGTTTCTTCTACTATTAAATTTTCACTATCAAATAAACCTAAAGCTAAATTATCAGAACCAGATTCAACATATTTTATGAATAAAGTTAATTGATCAACATCTGGGTTATCCTCTGGATATAAAAAATTATCAATAATAACAACTACACCAGAGACTTCACCTCTTAATCTTAATCCCTTAAGTTCATTTAAATATAATGAAATAGGTACACCTAAATGATCATTCTCTACTTTTATTGAAAAATACTCTTCATCATATGCTATGTTACCAGGTATAACCATCGAACCATCTTTGAACATATGAGTTCCAAATGATTCAATTTGATTTTGTAAAATTGATTGTAAAGTACTTAACTCTCTTGCTTGAACAGGAAATCCAGGTTTAAATAATACTTTATAAAACTGATCATCCTTGTCAAAATCATCATAGTAAGGACTTATGTTTAAATTTGTTTTTTGTGTCATTTTTTAAAATTCTAAGATGATTTTGATATCCTCTTTTTGTCGAGAATTTCTTGTTATAACTGGTCTATTATCTAAATAGACAACTTCACCCGACCCTTTATTTATCTCTGGATTAGCAATGCCATTTTCAAAATTAACACCAAGAGATATAACTTTATTACCACTTGGATTTGTACTAATACCACTGAAATTTTGATCTACTGATGCTTGGAATCCGCTTGTTGGTGCAATAATTTTATTAGCACTTGATTCAAAAGATAATACTTTTGATTCGGTAGTAATACCAGCATAATCTGTTTGGTCTCCTGTTGTTTGATTGAATACTAAAGATCTATCCTGATAAAATTTTATAACGTTTGTATCAGTGTCATATGACACTATATAACCTTTTGCAGTTCCATTAGTTACAGTCTGTTCGATTCTTTCTCCGATAGAGGGTGTCCCTGTTGGAGAAATAACTTTTACTGCATTTACAGATGAAAATTCATTAGCAGTAAATATTGAAGTTGAACCTATAGATGTTGGATTTTTTATTATACTTATTTGTGCAAATTTAGTATCTGTGGGGAAATCCTTTGTTGAATCATCAAATCTTGCAAAAATTAATAATTTGTCAGTTCCTAACTCTTTATATAAATCAAAACCATGTCCCTTTGATGGTGGTATAATTGGAATTAATTTTGCTCTAGTTGTTGGATTACCTAAACCACCAAGGTCAACCATTCCATAAGAATAACCTTGACCTCCTGAAGAAACATTTGTTTTTATAATCTTACCTTCACTATCAGTATCAATAACAACTTTTGCTCCAGAACCATCTCCAATTATATTAACTTCAACTCCAGTTTGATTTTGTGTGTATCCAAATCCTTGTTGATCAATATAAACTTTTCTTATTTGATTGTTATTTATTGTTGAATCACCATTTTCTCTAACTGATTGTATCTGAGTAGTTGCATCAGTTGGCCAATTACTTGGAACTGAAATATATTCTGTTGAATCAAATTTAATAATATCACTTGGAGGAACTGTGAAAAGGTATTTCCAAATGTAACCATCACCACTTTCTCCTGCCCTTGATGGTTCTAGATCTGTGAAAACTGGCTCGTCTTGTGATGCGTTACCAGTGGTGTTTATACCACTTGAACCATTATCAATACAAATATAAACATCAAAATTTTGATTCATCACATAATAACTTGCGTCATATAATCTTGAAGCCCCAGTGACTGGAGATGGTTTTTTTAAACTATAATCATGTCGATACATTTCATATTTTGTACCTTGTGTCCAATTTCTTCTAGATATTAATCTTCTTACATTATCTGATGTAACTTTTTTTCCGAAAGTCATCGTATCACCAACATGATTGGTGTAATTTAAATTATCAATTGGATTAGGTGTCTCCGTATTCCAATCCGAACTTCTACCAAAACCCACAACTGGTGAAGTTGCATTAGCAAGTCCAACCACAACATAATATGAGTTTGCAGAATTATCTACCGTTTCTACAAAATTATTTGCATTTAGAATTCTAAATTGATCAGTTACAATAGCAGCCATATTATCAGCTTTTTTCTATATTTATACTAGCCAAGATCCTTTCTTAGAGCACCACTGTCTCTAAGTCCAAAATCTCTTCTCTGGATTGTAGGATAACTTGAAATACCAGAGTAATGTGTTTTACCTGTAACTCCTATAGAAATAGCATTACTTCTATTGAAGTTGGTTAATCGACCCCATGAAAATCCACCAATTGCAGTTCCCAAACCTACTGAAGTATCTATACCAGTAGTATTTACTCCAGTCATGATATTACATGTTATAATACCAACTCCTGCGTTAAATGCATCTACAAAGTAGATGTTATCAACACAAGTAGTACCAGTAGCGACAACTGCACCATCACTATAAACTGAAGTAACACCATGTCCAACCTGAGTATCGAACACATAGATTGGATAACCAACCTTCAAGTCAGTAAGAGTTGCAGATGGATTTCCAGAACCTGCTCCTAAGTCTGCATTTAACGTAAATTTAAGAGCAAGAGGATTACCATTAATACCATCAGTCACTCCTATTCCAATGATATCACCATCAAATCCCTCAATAGTCGTAATTAAGTCCACATCTTCTTTATTAATAGATGGGAATGGAGCAAGAACTTGAGGTGGTTTTGTTTGAGTATAACCAAAACCAGGATTAGTAATCGTAACTGTATTTAGACGACCACCTGATATTGAAACTGTAGCAGTTGCAGTAGTCAATCCAACAGGTGGTGTTGTTGAAGTTGTTATATCATAGTAATTATTTGTGGCTGGTGCCGCGATTGAAACAGTGACAGCTGACCCTACGTACCCATTACCGACATTTGTAATATCTAAAGATTGAATTGTACCTGCTGCGGATACGACTGCTGTAAGTCCAGCGGCAACTAAATCTGTTGACTCTACTATTAGTCCACCAACTGCACCGATATTTATTGAACCAAAGTCTTCTTCATAATTAAAGAATGATGCATTATCAAGATATAATATAGTATCTCCAACACCAACATCAGATATAATTTTAGCACTTGGATAAATTAATGGTTCAATTGAATCTCTTGTTTTAAATACCAATTCACCGTTTATTTTTTTATCAATTTTTTGTTTGCTCCAATTAAATGGTTTGAAGTTTCTTTCATCTATTCCAATTCCGTTATATAAGTTTGTTTCTACTTCATCAGAACTTGAAATTGAGTAAATTACTCTAGGATCTTGTGTAGTTGTAACACCAGAATTTTTTATTAACTGAACAGAGTCACCTACTTTTATCGTTGGTGATACTGATGAACCTGCTGAGACTTGTACCGCATCAACACCCTCTGTGCCCTTGTAGAAAAATATATCAATTACATCTGAGGGATCTGGTGCTTGTGCAAATGTGAATGAGGTACCACCGTCAAATGTGTATGCCTCACCAGGATTTTGAACTACACCATTTATGAATATTAACAGTAAGGCATCAAGATTAATTAATGCAGACTCCGCATTGTTTTCATCAATTTCAAAACTTAATAAATTAGAGTTGTAAATGATAGGGAATCTTGTTCTTTCACCATCTTGAAGATCCTTGATTGAGTCAATGAAATCAAACTGACCAAAGTTCCAAGAAGAATATTGATCATTAAATGTTTTTAAAACAGTTAAATTAAAGTCTGTCATAGTAGTAACACCTATGGCAGTAACTAATCCAACAGGTTTAAATACATCTCCCACTTTAAAATTATATCCAACATTTTCTAGAACAAAATTAGATACTGTAAATAAAGTTGAACCAATCCCAACAGTAGTGTTAGCAGCACCAACATCTATTGTAATTAAAGCACCATCTCCTGTATCTGTAGTATTTCCAATTCCTCTTCTTGAAACACCTGTGACTGATAAATTTGAATATGAAGGTGATGATACTTGGATTTGTGGTTTAGTGTACCCTGTTCCATTATTATTAATTGTGAATGAAAGCACTCCACCATCTCCTGCAACTGCTGATATATCGGCA